CCTATCGCGCACAAGCAAGGGGCTACCCTTGTGACAAACCGCAACGACCTCAAAGGTCTCAATAAATATGTTGGAGAATAATTATGAATGTGATGAAAGGGATTGATGGAGTTAGCCACACAGCTAACCCTAAGCGTTGGGTCGAGGATGTCATACTCGCTTCCACCGCGCCCAACGCAGATGACATTGTTTCGATTTCATCCGCTGCGTTGTTGGTCAGTATGTCCATATCAAACTGGGCAGGCCGCAAGTTGGATCGCAAAGCGTCTGCCGAAGTATCGGACGCTAACGCCGCCGAGCGCGGTATGGCTAACGTCAACAAAAAGCTATTGGGTAACAACGAGTACCTAAAAGCAATACAGACGCATGTATCTGCGGCGCGTGACATGCACACACGCATGACGATGCCTTGGGGTAAGACGGGTTGGCAGCTATGCCCGACCGCGCAGTATTTCAAATACACCGAAGCAATGACGGGTATGCAGAACAAGTTCTATGAGTTGGTTCAAGAGTTCTTGGATAACTACGAGCAGGCTGTCGAGGATGCGCACTTGTTCTTGGGTGATCTTGCAAACCCTGATGACTACCCAAGCCTAGAGAAGTTGTCACGCAAGTTCTCATTCACGCTCGACGAAATGCCACTGCCTACCTCTGGCGACTTCCGCTTGGACATCGCTAACGAGGGGATTAGCCAGTTGGCTAACAAGTACGAGAAGTTCTACACCACGCAGTTCGAAACCGCGATGGGTGACATATGGAAGCGTACCTATGACGCGCTGTCTAACATGTCGGAGCGTCTCGACTACGAGACCGATATCATAGAGTACGTGGACGATGCGGGGCGTACCAAGCGCCGCAAGGTCGGAGCCAAAACATTCCGCGATACGCTTGTGTCCAACGTGACCGAGATGGTCGGACTGCTCAAAGTTAGCAACGTGGCTAACTCCCCCCACATGACTGCTATGGCTGAACGTCTGGAAGATGCGATGCTTGGAGTCACACCCGCTGCCCTGCGTGACGACGAGTCGCTGCGCAAGCAGACAAAAGCCGAAGTAGACGCAGCCATCGCTGCGCTACCAACATTAGACATATAAACAGATTGGAGAAACCTCATGTCAACTAATACAATGTATGCACTGAGCATCGAAGAAATCGCTAACGCCATTGCAATCCAAGTCCCTCTGCCGCCAGAGGACAAGACAACCATCATCGTCGAGGGCGAGATGGGCAGCGGCAAGTCATCAATCCTCAAGGTTTTGGCCGAGGATCTGCCTGACCACAAGGCGATCTATTTCGACTGCACGACCAAGGCCGATGCGGGCGACCTGATGCTGCCAAAGTTCAAGGATTTGGAAGGCAACGACTATGTTAGCTTTGCGACTAACGAGGAGCTTGGTATGCACCTCAAGGATACGCCGCTCATTATTATGATCGACGAGGCGGGCAAGAACCGCGCTATCCAGAACCCGCTCAACCGTTTGTTCCAAGAGCGAATGATCGGTATGCATGAGCTACACCCAGAGAGCGTTGTCTTTGCGACGACTAACCTTGGGTTCGAGAATGTGGGCGACACGTTCCTGCCGCATACTTGCAACCGCGTGACATTCGTGCGGATGCGCAAGCCGAATGCGATAGAGTGGATCGAATGGGGTATCAACAACAAGCTAGATCACGTCACGCTTGCATGGGTTAAGGACAACCCGCAGGTGTTGGCATCGTCTGACGATGTGAAAGATCCCGAGGATAACGTCTACATCAACCACCCCAAAGCGCAGGGGCGTCGATCGTTCTGCACAGCGAGGTCTATGCACAAGGCGTCAAACTACATGAAGATGCGCGACAAGCTCAATGACAAATCCCTGACCGCGTTGCTCATCGGTACGATTGGTATGCGTGGCGGCATGGATCTGATGGCTCACCTCAAGTTAGCCGATCAGCTACCTAGCTTGGAGTCGATCAAGTCCGATCCCAAAAACGCCAAGGTTCCAACCACAGCGGCAGGTATCTGTATGGTGGTCTATCGGACACTAGCAGCTATCGAACAAGACTGGCTCAACTCTTGGATGGACTACATGGCGCGGCTAGATGCCGAGGCGCAAGGTATGTTTGCCAATGGTGTCCGTGCGCCGAGATACAGCAAGCAGGCGATGGTCATGCAGAACCGCAAGTTCACGCAGTGGGCAGCGGATAACTCGCATATGTTTTCATCAGACCAATAAGGAGAATAACAATGTTACAGTTAGGCGGTAAGCTAACCGAGGAGCAGCGGCTCGAAAAAGCCGTTGTTCAAATCATGCACAAACAACCTGCCATTGGCGGGTTGGTTATGTTGGGCAAGCGTGTTGTGTGTGACAAGACACGCACGGCATGTACCGATGGACGTGACGAGTGGTATGGGCGTGAGTTTGTACGTGGCCTGAACGACAAGCAGCTACGCTTCCTCATTCTGCATGAGATGTATCACAAGATGTATCGCCACTTGATTACGTGGCGGCATCTCTGGAAGAAGTGTTCCGACACAGCCAACCGTGCGATGGACTTTGAAATCAACATCAAGATACTCGACGAGTATGGAGAGTTCGTGGAGTGGATCGAAGGCGGCTGTCTCAACGAGGCCTATCGTGGTTGGGGTACAGCTAAAATATTTGACGACATCTACAAGAAGCGCAAAGAACGCGAAGGCGGTGACGGTGACGGTGAAGGCGGCGGTGGCGATGGTGACGGCGATGGTGACGGTGAACCATTCGACGATCACGATTGGGAAAGCGCCAAGGAGATGACCGAGGAGGAGAAGCGCGAGCTAGAGCGTGAGATCGACGAGGCAATCCGTCAAGGCAACATCGTGGCAGGCAAAACCGGAAGCGGTGGCAGTCGTGACATGGAGGAGTTGTTGCAGCCCAAGGTCGATTGGAAAGAACCGTTCCGCGAGTTCTTCATGGCTACCTGTGCGGGTAACGACAATTCGACGTGGCGCAAACCCAAGCGTAGGTTCATTGCACAAAACGTGTATCTGCCATCGACGTTCAGCGAAACCATTGGCGAGTTGGTACTTGGCATCGACACGTCAGGCTCGACATTCGCGCCGGGAGTGTTGCCTGCGTTTATGACCGAGACGAAATCCATCTGCGATATGCTACGCCCCGAGCGGGTTCGCATCTTGTATTGGGACACAGAGATCTGTCGTGCTGAAGTGTACGAGCAGTACGAGTTGGACAACATGATACACACCACGCAGCCCGAAGGCGGTGGCGGCACGGACGTTAGCTGTGTGGCTAACTACATCACAGAGCATAAGCTCGACCCGCAAGCTATCGTGTTGTTGACCGATGGGTATCTATTCGGAGGCTGGGGCAACTGGCATCATCCGACCCTGTGGTGCGTGTTGGACAATGCGAGTGCGCGTCCGACCAACGGCAAAACAATTCACATCAAATCGGAGGATATGTGATGGATGATTGGCGCGACATAGAAGGGAAAAGTGGGCGCTACTGCGTGATCTGCCATGAAGGTGTCAAAGAAGAATACATCGACAAAAGTGGTGGTGTATGTGGGAATTGTAATTGGGATGAGCCTGTGTTGGGTCAATACTTTGAAAAGGGAGATGACTTAACAGATATGGTTTTTAAATACCTACAAGACATGGCGGATCGCGGTGATGAAGCCGCGAAGCGCCTGTTGGATATGTTGCGGGAGGAACCAGATGAATAATATTTTTGTAGATAACCCGTTCATCCGCTGCCCCGAATGTGACGGGGAAGGGGAGGTAAGCGCAGAGCGAGCAGTCTGCATGAGTAACGACAACCCATACGGGTACTTGGAAGAGTACAAGCGAGAGTGCGATAACTGCGATGGGCTTGGCGAAATCGAAAGGGATTATGATGATTGAATTTTTCACAGCTTTGGTCTTGCACTACGAGTTGCAGGGCAAAGAAGTCGAGGCAGTGGTGTGGTTTGAAACCGAAGCCGACTGCCAAGCGGTGATGCAGAATGATATTGCAGCGCCATTGTACGACGAGTTGTATGACTTGTACGGCAATAACATAATGATGTTCTGCGAAGTATCGGAGGGCGTCTCAAACATAGTCAGGCCGAAAGCACGGCCAACACAGGAGAATAACTAATGGCACTTACATATTCAACCTTCCAAACTTTTGCAGAGGTGGAGCACCATTACAATGCTATCAAACCTTTGATATCGAAATGTCACACTAAAGCAGAGGATGTTCGACCTATCGGAGATCGTAAACGTAAGTGGGAGCGTATCGTTAAACTCAGCGATTACTGCTATGCGCTTCTTGACGGATATTGCTTTGGCGACCCCGTGTTCAAAACGTGGGGCATAGCCGCTACCGGCAGAACCCCTACCAAAGCGGATACCGAATTTTACGCTGCTGTTGTGTGGCGCAAGCATCGTGACGGAACCACAAGCGTTAAGATACGCAACGGCACGGGGCCGTGGAACCATGTCAGTAGGTATTCGTTCCTAGAACGGCACCGACCGAGAGGTATGTACTTCCTAGTGTACAACGGGAAGCAGTATATAAATCTGACCAGTAATTACGGGGATAACGATAGACATTTCCTCTCCTCT